GGCAAAGAGCAGCTGGTCGAGGGCCGAGAAGTCTCCGGCGCTGGCGCTCGGGATGTAACCGGCCTTGACCAGCCAGCTGGTGAGAGACGGCCCGAACTGCCAGCCGCGGATCTCGTACCAGAAGCCCTTGTCCTGGGTGTCGACATGTATCGTCAGGGCGTCACTCTCGGGATGGACCTGGCCGGCGTCGCGGTCGTCGCACAGGCGCAGGATCGCGTCTTCCTGGCGCTCTTTGGTCTCTTGCTTGTAGTCGGCCACCAGATAACCGTTGGCGTAGGCAATGCGGGCGCGCAGGTCGCCACTGGCGGTCCGCAGCTTGGCGGCAACGATCTCGGCCAGCGGGATGGTCGGAAAAATCCAGGCGGGAGCGTGCCAGCCGATGGACTCGGGGCGGCTGATCTCGGCGCCGTGCAGGATCTGTGCGCGGCCGCCATGGTAGGCGACGGCCCTGGCGTCTTCGTCCCAGACGCTGCCGCAGTCGGGGCAGGCGAGACCGAGTTCGGCGTGGCCGGCGTTGTCGGGGGTCGTCCCCTCAGGGATGTCGAGATGTTCCTCGCCGGGCAGAACGTAGCCGCCGCAGTCGGGGCAGCGCATAGCCCAGGTCTTGACTTGCGCACAGCCGAGAGTGCCGCGATGGATAAAGCGCTGCGCCGGGGTGCTGGCGAAGACATACTTGGAGCGGTGACGGTCGTCGCGGGCGCGCTTGAGAAACAGGGTGATGGGGTCGGACCCCTCGGAGGTGCGCTCTGGGAACTTGTCGCACTCGTCGGCGATATTGAGCCGGCCGAAGTAAGCGGCCATGCTGCCGGGGGAGTTGGCCCAGGCGGGGAAAAGCCGGATGCCGTGATTGAAGCGGATAGTGCCGCGACTGGTGTCGTCCTGTTTGCCGGAAAGGTAGCGAGCGATGCGCCCGGGGCGGCCGTGATCGTCGCTGGCGCGGAAAACGGGGATGACGCGTTCGCCCATGGCCTTGCGGGCGTCGTGCTCGGTGGGCATGAGCCAGAAAATATTGCCGGACTGGTTGCCCTGGTCGATGGTGGCGCAGACGGCGTTGAGCAGAATCTGGGTCTTGGCGCCGCGCTCAGGAAGACAAACCCACACCTGGCGCACCCAGGGCTGGCCGATGTCGTCCATGATGGGGACGGAGTGGGGGACCATCTCATCGCGCCAGCGGCCGGGCTTGGCATCGATCTCGGTAACGCGCCGGTATTTTCTGGCCCATTGGCTGATACTGAGCCGCTCGGGCGTACGCATGCGCCGCCGCAGCGCTCGGCTTGGCCGGGTGGTGACGGTGCGGCCGGACAGATGCGCGAAAGGGCGCAGGGGGCGGATGGTCTGGTGGATTAGCATGCCTCGTCCTCGCTGTCTTCGATGGTGACGGTGGTTTCTTCGGCGTTGGCGATCTCGTTGCCGGCGACGGCCAGGGCGTCATCGACGATGACCTGCAGCTCGGAGAGCCGGCCCGGCTGGCCACCGCAGGAGTGGATCATAGCGAGCAGATTTTTGCCGATGTGGTAGGCGACGGCGTCGCGCAGGCGGCTGACCCAGACGCAGGTCTCCTCCTCGGCCCGCTCGCGCAGGATCCATGTCCGGTCCATCTCGCGGCGCATGGCATCGGCCTGCATCTCGGCTTTGTCTGCATCGGCCTTGATCTTGCGCGCCTCGTTGCGGGCGGTGTCAAAGGCCTCTACTGGGTCTGAGGCGCGCCGCTCAACGTCGAGCTGCTGGGCATATTGGAGCACCTGGAAGCGGCTGACGGTTTTGTCGCGGTGGACGGCGGGGAAGCCGGCGGCGCAGTCACCGTAAAATTTGCCACGGCTGACCTTGTAACCCTGGGCGGTGATCCAGTCGAGAGCCTGCTTGCGGCTGGCGAAGCGCTCGCCCGCGGGCGCCGGAGCGTCATCGGGGAAATACTTGCCGGTCAGCCGCTCGATGGTCTCCTCGTAAAACGCGCGGGCGGCGTCGAGATCGTCCTTGGCGGCCTTGCCAGGCCTGGACTGGTAAACCCTCATGGCCTCGATGCGGCCGTTGTGAGCCAGCTTGAGTTCGGCCCGGGCGGCTTCATCAGCGGCGCCGAGAAGTTTTTGGAAGCGGTCGCCGCTCATACCGGATACCTCTCGCTAACGTGCTCCGCAATCGCCCGCCCCACTGCGTCGATGCAGCTGGGCGACTTGTGGCACTGAATGCCGCCAAGGGTCTTGGCCAGGTCGAGCGGGCTGGTGCCGCTGCGCAGGCCGATGGAGATGGCGCGACCGAGGCCTTCCATGGTGGCCGATCCACAGCCGCCGGACTTGCCAAGCTTGATGAAAACCTCGAACAGTTTGCCGTCCTGGTCGTTGCAGGAGACGAACACTTCACCGCAGCCGGTGGCGGTTTCGTAGGTGGCGCCGCGCAGCCGGCGCGGGCGGGGCGACTTGGTCATAGTCAACCCCTCCCGGCTTGCGGCGGCATCCCGTTATTGAGCGTCTCTGAGCAGCGCGCCTCACGAAACCGTTCAACCTCGGCTTTGGGGATGCGGATACCCTGGCGGTCGCCGATCCGGAAAGAATCGATGCCACCGTTCGAGCGCCCCATGTCGACCAGCCGGTAAGCCTGCCGAACCGAACACGGCAGCCGGCGGGCGAATTCCGCAGCCGAGTAGGTGTCTTTCTCCCTGAATATCCGCTTGACTTGTCTTTCCATGGCATCCTCCGTAGGTATGGCTAAAATTCAATCTCAACGCCGCCGGCATACGAGGCCGGGTGCGCTGGCGGGCAAATATTAAATCCGGTCCAGCGGGCTCATGGTGGCATTGGGGCGCTGCATCACATGGGTGTAGACCATGGTTGTCTCAAGGCTTTTTCGCCCGCAGCGCGTCGATCTTGCCAAGGTGGATGCCGAGCACCTCGGAGTAGAGAAACCGGATCGCGTTGAAAGCGACATTCTGCGTCGAAGCCGAAACCCGGGCCTTGACCGCCAGGTGGGTGAGATAGGCCTCGATCTCCGGCTCGGCCATCTCTCGCGGGTGGCGCTTGCCATGGAACAGGATGAACTCGCGGACATAGTTACAGTAAGCCGAGGCTGTTGAATTACTGCGTCTCAGCAGCCGGCACTTGTCCCGCAACTGGTCAAGGAGCCTTGGCTGCTGCTTTTGCTGCCCCCCGTTGATGACCGCGAGAGCCGCTGTGGTGCTAGCTTGCTGAGTGGTTTGCATGATTTTCCCTTTCTGATTAAGATGCCGGTTTGGCTGCTTAACAGTGGTTATGACCCTGCCGGAAGTGCGTAGCAAACAATCACAGCACGAGATCCGTCGTCCTCAGTCCGGCCATTTCTATCGCCATTCGTGTGGTCGTGCATCACCCAGGTGACAATCGTGTTTTTCGCGCCAGCGTCAAGAAACCACTGTGCGATCTGCGCCCAGTCAGAAAAGCTGTCATCCCAAAGGTAGATGTACGCCTCGTAAATATCGTCTCCGTATGGGCCTTTCTTGACGAATTCAAGCGCAGCACACTCGCCTAGCGATTTCCCAGCAACAGGGCATCCTCGCCTTTCCGGAAACGGCTCGCGGTCCATAGTGGTTCGCGTACGATCATTTGTTCGAGGGTGCAACTTTTGCCCTCTTGATCTTTGTATATTTTTTCTGGCATAGAATCCTCCAAAAGCATAACCAGCGTAATCCAGCGGACGGAACTAGCGGATCAGGTTCTCGAAGATCACTTTGCCAGGGTTGACAATGTGATCCGCCGTCCGCTGATCGCAATCGTTAGATGCTTCCCGTAACTAAGTCGATTGCGCTCTTACAAACATCACAAAGGTAAAATTTTTCTCCGTTGTCTCGCTTGAATAGATGTCTCTCGTATTCATGCCGCCCTTTTTCACTTCGCACTACGATTCTGTGCCCATAAAGTGTTGTTACATGTTGTGGGCAAAGTGGATTACAACAGAATTTTTCTGCAGCCATTTTCGATCCTTTCGCATCTAACCCGCTAATCAACTGGACGGAAAATAGATGGGTGTTTTAATTGTGGCGATCCGACGCCGCCAGTTATCCGCACCATTATGTGGCATCTAAATTTTCAGCAGCAACGCGCCAATCAATCATCTGCTGTTGTACGTCTTGCAGCGCGAACATGCTATTCACTAAGTCGTTCTTCTTTGTCTCGGTTGCATGTTCTCCAATTAGCGTGTCAACTGCCTTTAGTTTTTCATAGTCGGCCTTCAGTTCGGCTACCTTGTTCTTAACTATCTGCATGTAATTGTCATGGATCGTCTTGCTATCAGTCATAATATCAGTCTCCTTTTGCAAAACAGGCCACATAACAAGCTAATTAACGCGGATGGAATGGGCCTCTGTGGTTTACGAAAAGCAAAATCTAAATTGCGTTAAAACTTGGCTGGTAGCATCGCCACCGGTTATCGCTGGCGTTGTAAATCAATCGCGCAAAATCATAAAAACAACCCGGTCTGCACTTCGTTGGTCAGTCTCTGCTCCGCCGTTTCACAGTGCGACCCATTCCGTTCAATACAAATAGCGGTACGCCCGGCGGATTCTGCGGCAATCGCTGTCGATCCGCTCCCCCCAAAAGGGTCCAGGACCACCCCTCCCGGCGGGCAGACGACTTTTATTAGGGTTTCCAGAAGCTCGGTAGGCTTCTCCGTTTGGTGGCGGCGCGTGTCAGCATTAATCCTTTTCGACTTCAGCACATTACCAGTGCCTTTGTCGTAATATTCTGCCCTGCCGGCGGTAAAATGCAGAATGCACTCATGCTGTGCCCGAAACCCGTTGCCAAGCCCGGCGCTTGGCTTCATCCAGACAACAAGGTTTTGGTAGCGCACACCTGAACTCTCGATCGCTGGAACCAGATGCGGCAGCATCCGCCAGTCGGTGAAAAACAGCATACTTCCCCCGCCAGCCAGTAGCCGAATCCCCTCGAAAGCCACCGCCCGGAGGAGGTAGCCCAAACCAACGGAGCCCATTTGATCGCCAGTGAACCAACCAACGTCCCGCAGAGTCTCGGAGCGCAGGCCCTGCCCTGGTGCGCTTCTCCGCTCCGTTTCCGTAAATCCCCCGGAACAGTAAGGGGGGTCGGTCACGATGGCATTCACGCACCCATCGGGCAGGGATTTCATTACTTGGAGACAATCGCCGTGAATAATTTGTGACATTCTAAGTACCCCTATGGGCCTGCGGCCCAGCGCGATTAATTCACAACCCAGCGGTCAAGTGGACGAGGAAACCGTCCGCCGCTTACCTTCATCGTTCGGGGGACGCTGCGCGTCACCCGAACGGGGCCCCGGGTGAGAGGTGGCTCTGTGACGCTGCGCGCCACCGAACCACCAGGTGGAGCAGACCCGAATGGGCGGCTCACCCGGGGCCCCGTT